TCGGTTTATTCAGTTGAGTATCGGGTGCAGCCACCCACGACGCAGTAGCTGACTGTTACCGCCAAGCCACGGGGGTTCAGCAGGCACTGGCTACACTAGGCGTTACCAAATTCGTTAGGTAATTTCTTCCCAGTTGACACTGGCAAAAACGTCCGGATGGTTGCCAGTACAAACCATTGCAATTATAAACTCATAAGCAACTGGAGTGAACGTGTTTCGCTCCAGTTGAAACGTGAATGGATATTCCTGCAAGCTGGGAGCGGCTGAACTCTGATTGCTGCTGATAATGTATCCAATTTCATACACTGTGCCGCTGGACAAACTGGTTGCTGTTAAGTTGTATTCAACATGACTGTCGGTACCAGCACTAACCCATAACCCGCCTGATGTAACGCCTCTGCTGATCAATCCGTATCTAAAGCTGCCCGATGAAGTAACTGCTATGGTGAAATTTTTAGGTACCACAATGGCACCCAATCGATCACTTTTCAGTCGGATGCTCAGCAGTGGATAAGTGACACCCGGACTGCTCATACGATAGGGCGCAGTCAAAGCGTGACCCACGCTTCTGGGTCGGCCTCTGAGTTCATACCCACCTTCACTGATCACAGTAAAACAAATCTGTCTGTAGGTGCTAGCACTGGCGGTGGTGTCCACGTTTGTAATTTCCACTCTGCCCGGCAAACAGGCAGTGGTCATGTATGTGCTGGTTTGCAGATTGGCATGATGAAAACTGTGACAGTGAATGAATTCACCATTGATCACAAATCCGCAACGCACTGTGCCCACACCCAACCATTCTATGTCCAACCAAAAAATTTGTGATTTGGTGATGTCTAACACTGTGGGATTGGTACCTGCTCCATCCAATCGCTCCACATTCCATTGGCTCTGTGGTACCACAGTTTCCACCAAAACACCAGTTGAATAACTGCGCAACACAAAACTCAACACATTGTCTTTTAACTGAACATATACACCGTTTTGTGCATCAAACAATCCAGCTCGTTGTCTGAGATTGGTTTTGGCAGGTGACATAGTGAAGGTGATCATCATTTGCAAACTTTTGCCTGGTTGATAGGCAAACACACGATTGGTTTCTCTGATCACTTCATCATTTTTTGCAGTGCCCACCGCCATCAATATGCTGCTGCTGTTGGTGTCGTGTGTGCTGGTGCCGCCGCCAGCAGTAAACACTTCAGCTTTGGCATTGTCCTGGTATCGGTGAAAGCTATCAAACAGTGTGAAAGGTGCAGCAATTCTCAGTCTACCAAACGCATCGCCGGTGGTTGCACTGCTACCCGATGTGGTTCGCAACACTGGCTCACCCTGACTGTTGTAGCTCATTGCCCTGTGCAAATTCAGCAGATTGGTTTCCTGCGGATGCTCATAATTGGTGCTGTTGGTTCTGTTTGGTAAACTCATATGAATATTTATTTGAGTTCTGTTGTAATTATTGCTATAATATTACTAAATGCAGTCAGACTTGTTGTTTCATCATGTTTTTATTTGCAAACAGTGCAATGGCGCAATTGGAAATTCTGGCACATGCAATCCAGGATGCGTTAATGATTTGGTTTATACCAAGAAACGACCCAGGGGATCAGTTTTGGTTCGCACTTATACTCTGACACTGGTCTCAGAAAGAGAGTACCCGTGATTACCAGAGTGATTGTAGACATAGGTGGGTGGGGCGGCAAAAAGTTGGTGTATTATTTTGAAAATGAAAAGCTAGCTAATACCTTTTGTTCAATGATTAAAAAAAGCATGAGTGATCTTAGTGTAAAAATCGAACCAGCCACTGTATTCGATATAATTCAGGAGGCACAGTGACAGATCACTTTGTTCGTTGGCAAGTATTTTACAGAACTGTGGCTGGGTACGGGGGTTGGAAAACTGATGAGTTTGACAATGAGGCTGAGGCCTGGAATCGATATCATGAACTAAAAAAATCCACTTATGTTTGGGAACCAAAGCCGTTGACTGTGTTTGACCTAATCAAGCGAGGTGGCCAATGATACCAGTATGCTGGAGAGTGATCTGGTACGATAGATGGGGTTATCGCAAAACATCAGACTTTGAAAAATATCAAGATGCCGCGGGTTGGTATAAATGTTTATGCGAAGATCATACTGTGCGAGGTGCCATCGAGCCCTTACCCAAAACAGTTTTTGATATTTTACAGGAGCTAAGTCAATGACACCCAGCTGGGACCATTACTTTTTAAACATGGTGCGCACAGTGAGCACCAAGAGCAAGGACCCGCACACTCAGATTGGTTGTGTGATTGTGGGACCGGACCGCGAGATTCGCACCACCGGCTATAACAGTTTTGTACGTGGTTTAAATGACTGTGTGCCTGAACGGCAAGAACGTCCGGAAAAGTATTGGTGGATTGAACATGCTGAACGCAACGCAATTTACAATGCAGCAAGAATGGGCACCAGTTTGAATCATTGCACCATCTACATCCCCAGCTTGCCCTGTGTGGATTGCGCCCGTGCCATTGTGAGTGTGGGTATCAGAGAAGTGGTCAACAGCAATCAAGCAGTAGCTGCCTGGGTGCAAAAACCGCAATGGCAAGAACACATTGAGCGTACTCAGCAGATGTTTGCAGAATGCGGCGTCACCATGCGTGGCGTGGATTTTGAGGGGTTTTAACAACAATGATACCATTTGAAAAAGCCTGCGAACAATATGGCTGGACTTTCGAGTATCACACCACCGCTGATCATCGGTATCAACTGATTGTTTGCGTTTCAGTGAATGGTTATATTGTGAGAGCGTAAAAGATTTAGTTTGGCGATACTATCCCAAATCAAAATACAAAGAACTGCGTCAATCTCACTTTAACTCCTATCTAGTATTTGATCTAGGCACAGCGTTTGACTTGATAGTAAATACTGCACAGGAAACAAACAACGACATAGACGCAGGGATATATTATTGCCCTTACTTCCCATTGACTGCCGAAAAAGAAAGCTAACATGTTCATTGATATGCCGCAAGACTTCAAAAGTGTCGTAGAACGATTGGGGTTCGAATACACCTTTTACAGTAAAAGGAAATGGAATTATGTAAAAATCACAGGTGTGAATTCAATAACAGAGAGTGGCTGGACTCGAAGAATCAAACAGTATTATCCTGCTGCCCGACTGATACGCCGGACTGATACAGAATTAACCTACAATATAGGCACAGTGTTTGATCTGATAGCAAATCCCACTCCGGTTCTGGATTTTAGTATGAACATTCTCAGAAGTGTGATGCCTACGGTGATTGCCAGCCAAATTGTGGGCGTTCAACCAATGATTACAGCATCCCGCCCATCGGGTAGCTTAACTGTTAAGCAGGATGGCGACGAATAAATTATGCTACCGGGCGCCTTTGGAGATTTGCTTCGCTGGGCACCAGTTTATAACTGTATTTGTACATTTCGCCAAAGAAAAGGCAGATATTACGTGACTGTGCTCAGTGCATATGCAAGAGATTATGGTAGAGATCGACGTGCTATTTTTGATGAGCTCATTCGAGAATATTTACCTCACGCAAGGCAAACAAAAGGCTCTACCTTTTATCGCGCCACGTATGATATTGGCACAGTGTTTGATATGATTTCAACTATTAGCAAATGACCAAAGAACAGCAAACAACATTGGAAAAGGCTTTGCGTGAAAACGGATTTCGTGCTGCCATTTTTCGGCATGGCAAGAGCTGGCGATTGAAGGTGAGCGTGAGCAAGCTCACATGTGAATTTGTTAAGGAAGAATACGACCGCAATGAACGTGGCGCACTGGTTTGGGACGACGCAAAGCGGGGCTGGAAAACAAAACAAGTGATAGAGTTGCGCCAAAAAACTGTTTTGGATACCAATCTCATACAGAGTTTTCTAATAACACACGGCTTTAAGTATTCCAAGTTAATCCGCAGCGGATCATCTGACGCACTATTTGAAGTTGATCACGATCATAATTTTTGGAAAATCCTGTCAGAATAATCGATCTTTTTGGTCTGTCTGGTATAAATAAACATATGCACAAAGCAAAACATCACTCAATGGTTTCATTTTCCGCCCAGCCAAATTGGGCCAATAGAGAACCCATCTATGCAGGTGATGTTGGATAAACGCAATCAAATGTGAATTCCAACAGCCTGCAAAGAAATTTGCAGGCTTTTTGTTTTTGTGTTGACGGGCTCGGTAGAGCTTGCTATACTAAAAGAGTAGAGGACAGCTAACAACTCAGCAGAAACTGACAGAATACAGAATAAGGTGAAGAGCAGGAACCGAAACGGTAAAACAGGCCTGCCGCTAAACTTTAAAGTTTAGTTCAATTCTGAGTCCTTTAAAGTCAAGCTGTTAAACAGGTTGACAGCAACGTTAGCAGATGCTAAAATAGTATTTGTTAGCACAGTTCATTGACAACAGAATATTACCAAAACAAACAAACTATCAGAGTGTATTGATACTTTGGTGTTGAGATAGGCAGCTGACCACGGTCTTCCTCGCTACTCAGCACGTGATGTCTCAAATGCAAATAGGTCGAGATCCAACGTTCGACATTAAAGTTTGATCAATACACTCTGGGTAGAGTAACAAAACAAGTTTAATAGCGGGTGCCGTCCATGGAGGACGACTGGTCTTGATTGTATAAATAATGTATGAAAGGAAACACTCATGCATATTTGTCAATTTTGTGATCGCATTTGTAAAAATGCAGGTCTTTTGTCTATTCATCAATCTAAATGTAAGAAAAATACAAACAGAATTCCTGCTTGGAATGAGGGGCAAACTAAATTTACTAATGCCTCTATAGCTTCAATTGCTTCTAAATTATCTGGGAGATTACGGCCAGACATTTCAAAGAAATTAAAAGGAAGAAAATCAAATTCTCCGGGAAAATCTTTAGATCCTGAAAAAGAACAACAACGCAAAGACAAACTAAGAGACGTCGCTAAACGTCGAAAGTTAGGCGGTTATGTAAAAGGCTCAGGAAGAGGCAAAAAAGGATGGTTCAAAAATTTCTTTTGCGATAGTAGTTGGGAACTAGCGTATGTGATTTATTGTCTAGATCACAACATTTCTATTGAAAGAAATTTAGAAAAAAGACAGTATGTTTGGAATGGTGAAGTTAAGAATTACATTCCAGATTTTATTGTCGAGGGAAAATTAATTGAAATCAAAGGCTATAAAACTGAACAATGGGAAGCCAAGTTAAGTTGTAATCCAGACATAACAGTTTTGTATGCAAATGATCTCAAAGATATTTTAGAATACGTGATTAGGAAGTATGGCAAAAACTATACTTCAATGTACGAAAATTAACAATTTTGGAGGATGCTGGGGTTGGCTCCCCACACAGTCTTGAAAACTGTAGTATCCCTCGGGATAATAGTTCGATGCTATCATCCTCCTCCACAATTTTTAAGTATCCAAAACTGCCGGTGCAGGTTGGTTCAAGTGATGGTCAACGCCCGTTCGACTCTGGGCAGGATACGCTGATGATGGTTATAGGTTAAATTGCTGGATGCAAACCAACCTGAACTGGTCGAAGGTTCAATTCCTTCCGAGACGTAATTCTCAGTAATCATCCACAATTTTTATGGGGTGTTGGTGCAGCGGTTAGCATTGGAGTCCTTCAAATTCTCGACACGGGTTCGAATCCCGTACACCCTACCATTTCGATCATGTCTCTGTTGTTTGGGCATGATCACTCCCAAAGAAGCGATGCAAGGGACGCTACAAACAACATCATGCGCTCGTAGCTCAGTTGGTAGAGCATCTGACTTTTAATCAGAGGGTCCCCGGATCGTACCCGGGCGGGCGCACCAACACTTTTGCCTCCGTAGCTCAGCTACAATGAGAATTTAGGATAGAGCAAATAACTAAATTACGCATCTTTGCATAAATAAACATGAGAGGTTATCATGTGGACATGTAAACATTGCGAACTGCAATTTGCTGATTTTTCAAATTCTCAAAAAGCTAATCACACTAGATGGTGTGATGCTAATCCACAGCAGTATAAACAGAAACCAAAAACAGAAAAATGGTTTGCTGCTATGGCTGCTATGAGGGGAACATCTGCTAGAAATCAATTCACTAAAGCAAAAGAGCTTGGGCTGAAAGCAGAGGTTTCCGAAGAAACAAGAAATAAAATTAGAGAGAAGAATGTTGGAAGAAAACAAACAGAAGAAACAAAAGCAAAAATTAAAAAAGCTGCATTAGCTTCTAATCACAGAAGGTTAAAGAAATCAACTGTGAAGTATGTTATGACTGATGGATCAACGGTGGTGTTGGACAGTACATGGGAATTGCATCTAGCAAAAAAACTAGATGAGATGAACGTTAAATGGACTCGTCCTGAACCAGTACGTTGGACAGATGAAAATGGTGATGTGAGAAACTATTTTCCAGATTTTTACATCCCATCTTTGGATGTGTATGTTGATCCAAAAAATCCAGCAGCTTATGCATCGCAAGAAAAAAAGATAAAGTGTTTGTTAGAGCAATTTCCAAATCTAGTCATTCTAGTTTCAATAAAAGAGATTGACGATTTCGTAAGTAAGATTTAAGTTAAGTTTTGGTCCCGAGCCTGACATCGGTCTTCTAAACCGATCCTTAGAGTTAGGTGGACGGCATGAGGTTCGATTCCTCCCGGGACTACCATTTTAATCTCAGAGGTTCGAATCCTCTCGGGACTACCATTTCAACTGTTTTGTGGCGCTGGGTTTAATTCCCAGGCGGTGGCCCATAGGGTGTCTGCAAGCTGCAACAGACAGTGAACGATGAAAGTCACAAAACAGTTGACAAAGATGCAAAAATGCACTAAACTAAATACATGATGCAAAAAGATTATCCAGTGCTGCTTCGTTTCACAGCCAATGCACAATTGGTGTTGGACGTTAAGTACAAGAACGGATTTTACTTTGAACATTATGTGGTGCTGAGACAGCAGAGGGAATACATGCACGAGTTGTATTCTTCCATATTCAAATCCAACGCAGAGAGATATTTTGAAAATTTAGCTTGAGTTGACACCGGGCTGCTAAATAAGCAAGTGGTGGACAATGTGCTGTGTGCTATCCACAGCGTTCAGTAGATGAAAAGTCGAACAAAACAGATAGCAAAGATTAGTACATAAAAATCAGCGAGTTCGTTTTAAAAATACTCCACCAAGCATAAATAAATGTAGGAGATTTTTAAAATGGTCAGCTGTATTGTTTGTCAAAAACAATTTTCAATTAAAGGGATTCATACTCATTACGAACGAGCACATGGGTCACTTGAAGTTAAATCAAAATATTCTTCCGGTTTTAATGGAAAATACCATACAGAAGAATGGAAGACTCGCCACAAGTTACAAATCAAAGCTGCTTTTGAAAAGAAAAATGGAGAAATGAACACGTTTACCGTTTCATGTTTGGTCTGTAACAAGTCGATTGAGGTAATTGAACCAGAACTTTCTTTTCCTTTAAAAGAAAAATATTTTTGTTCTAGATCTTGTTCGAATACAAGAATTCATTCAGACAAGACAAAACAAAAAATCAGTGAGAGTCAAATCGAATCTCTTATAAAAAGAGGGAGGACTGTTCAAAAGTTCAAACAATGTAAGGTTTGCCAAACTTCTTTTGCTCACAAGCATCGAAGAGTTTGCTCAAATGAATGTAAAGAAATCGCAAAATTACAAACTAGACAACGCCGCAGAGCTCATCTTTGCGAGAAAAGAAAATACAGAAAAGAATGTCAGTTTGAGTTTAGTATAAAAGATTTTCCTGGAGAGTTTAATACAGACCTAATACAAGAACATGGTTGGTATAAGGCCTCAAATAGAGGTAATAACCTAACAGGAGTTGCACGAGATCACAAAGTAAGCGTTGAATGGGGATGGAAAAATAAAATTTCTCCCAACATTATAAAACATCCTGCTAATTGTGAACTAATGTTGCAAAATCAAAATCAGAAAAAAAGAACAAAATGTTCCATTACATTAGATGAGTTGCTTCAAAGAATTGATGAATGGAACAAAAATGGACTAATTAATTTTTGGGGGTAGGAAATGCTTGGGGTGTTTACCGCACTTGCAATGCGGATATCAGAAGGGTTCAAATCCCTTTACCTCCACCAACAATTTTTCGGGGCGTAGCGTAGCCCGGCTATCGCGTCTGCTTTGGGAGCAGAAGGTCGCAGGTTCGAATCCTGCCGCCCCGACCATTTTAATTTAGCATTTTTGGAGCAGTTGCAGAGACTGGTGTCTGTACCCGGCTGTAACCCGGGCGCCCCTTGCGGGTATGAGTGTTCGAATCACTCCTGCTCCACCATTATTGATCATAGCAGGTCGATCACAGATAAAATTGAGTACCATCAGGATGCTGTACAAAAGTCCTGTTAGCGAATAGTGAGTTGGGGGCTCAATACCTTACAAACAGCGGGCCAGGCACAAATACCATTTGTGGGCGCAAGTAACCTGGGATTTCGGGAGAAGGTGACCCGGAGCCAATTTGAGGGAATATGAATATCATCGATTACAGTGACTATTCCTAATTTCACCAGACGAGCCGGTGAAGGTGAAATCACAGTTCCAGAACTTGAGAATCCAATATCTGGGGTAGTTTAACAATGGCAAAAACCAGGGCACTAATTGGGTGCTAGTTCAAAGCTAACTGATGCGGGTTCAAGGTCCGCTCCCAGGATCAAGTTTTAAAGAATTATAAGTGGGTGTAGGCAAATTGGTTAAGCCACTACACTCCTGCTTTCAAAGTTTCGTCGATGTTGGCAAGTTGGTTAAGCCACCTGACTTTCACTCAGGTCATACACGGGTTCGATCCCCGTCATCGACGCCAAAGTTTCATTCCGGGGTCGCCGAGTTGGTAGCAGGCGCCTGACTGTTAATCAGGAGGAGTTTATCTCCCATCGTAGGTTCGAGTCCTACCCCCGGAGCATCTGGGGTATAAGAAATTATACCCCAATTAAAATTTTAAAGTCTCGAACCGGTATAAATACAAGTATGATGTATTATACCGTTTACAAAGTTACAAACAAAATTAACAATAAAGTCTACATTGGATGTCATAAAACAAAAGACATCAATGATGGTTACATGGGTTCTGGAAAACATTTAACTTATTCTCAAAACAAGTATGGTATAGAGAACTTCGAAAAAGAAATACTATATATTTTTGACAATGCAACAGACATGTCAGCTAAAGAACGTGAAATTGTTAATGAGCAATTTGTTGCTGATCAAAATACTTACAACCTAAAACAAGGTGGTCAAGGTGGTCAAGGTGGCTGGGACTTTGTAAACACTACTGGTAAAAATATTTACGGAAATAACGGATCAACACCAAATGTTAAGGACAATTTTATAAGAGGTAGGCAAACTCAGACTATACGAAGACAGAATGACCCTAATTATGCTAAAAGCATTAATGAAAAAATTTCAAAATCATTGAAAGGTCATGAGGGTTATTTTAAAGGCAAGAACCATACTGAAGAAACAAAAACCGCAATAGGGAAGAATTCATCAGTACACCAAAAAGGCTCTGGCAACAGCCAATATAACACTAGATGGGTTTTTTCGTTAGAAGAAAAAAGAAGTATGAAGATAAAAAAGAGTGACCCTTTGCCTGTTGGTTGGTTCGAAGGCAGAAAAATAAGTTTTAAGTAAATAGTTCATTACAGCCGGATAGATCAATTGGTAGATCATCTGACTCTGACTCAGAATGTTCTAGGTTCAAATCCTAGTCCGGCTGCCAAGTTTTTATCGGTGCGCCAACGCTGGAGGGTTGGGCTGGTCTCCAAAACCAGTGTGAATAACAAGTAACTTAGAGAGTTCGAATCTCTCCACCGGTGCCAAAAATTTTACGGGATGTGGCTCAGCTTGGCTAGAGCGTCTGTCTGGGGGACAGAAGGTCATCGGTTCAAATCCGGTCATCCCGACCATTATTGAATTTGCTAACCCGGTGTGGAAGGACACACTTAGAGTTGGAACTACTCTCACAAAGTCGAAGGCTAGAGGATGTGAGACATAGCCATAGGCTGGTTTGTGCGGGGCCGAGCGCAAACTGGAGCAGGTATCGAATCCTGCGGTTAGCATAAATAACTGCATGAAAATATCTGCACTACTAGAAGTCACAGCCGTTGATCTATTTCGTAAAATAGACGGACTGGATGCTATGATTGCTGATCCAGCAACCACAGCAGGCGAAAAGCAAAATGCACAAGAGCTGAAACGCAAGCTGCAAAGCCAAACAAATGGGTTTTAGATGGCCCATTTTTACTGATGTTGAACAGTTCCGCCAAGCATTGGACACGGCTCGCACGGTGGATCCACACACCATTGGTGCAGTGCAGAACATGACTGAACACGACACCATTGAAGACATTGAGGATATGGTCAGCAGCTATCAACGTCCCAGAGACGTTCAACGCATTGTGCAGGGTTTGCAAACAGGCGCAACGCTGCCCATGCCCATAATCCTCAAAGGAAAACGGGGCATGTGGATTATGGCTGGTAACACCAGACAGGCCGTTTGTCAAGTGCTTGGTGCAAAATGTCAAGCACTGTTGGTTGACGTTTCCAAATAAAGTTTTGCAAATGGTTGACTGAGATTGTGCCGTTTGCTATACTAAAAGAGTAAAGGAAAACACGATGCAAGCTTACAACAACATCAAGTTTTATGAATTTCCTGATGTGGACGACATTAAAGAACAGGGTCGTCGCAGCCGCGTTGGCCGTATTCCTCGCGGCGAAGGTGCTTGCCCTCGCTACGATGGCCGTCCGGGTGTCAACCTCAATGAGGGCAAGATTGTTCACAACGACCGCGGCTACTGCCGCCCCAAACACAAGGCTGCCGTCCGTCGTTACCTCAAGCGCAAGGACCGCGCCATTGAAAACCGTTTCCAGCAGCTGGCTGAAAACGACTAAGTTGTTGAAAACAAAGCAGTTAAAGTTTTGCAAATGGTTGACTGAGATTGTGCCGTTTGCTATACTAAAAGAGTAGCAGAAAGCAAGGAGACAACATGCTTAATGAGTTAATCGAACTTGGAAAATTTTTCCTATTCATTGCAGTTGTTGCTTTAATGGTTAGGACCCTCCAACATTTTTTTGAAGGCGAATAGCCAGGTTGACAACCTCAACAGCGTTTGCTATAATAAAAGAGTAGCAGAAGTAAAAAACAAAAAAAGGTTAAAGACACACAATGCACACAAATTTTGAATTCGTTAGTATGATGTTGTTCTTCCTGTTGTCCTTCGTTTGGACCAGGCGTGAATGGTACAATTTTGCAATCAAGTTCCTGTTCTTTGTGATGGGGATTTGGGCATTGTCGTTGATTTTGAAGTAATACTTTAAACAACTTCCCACAGAGTGGACTGTTAAACTGAAACACGTTTAATGGAAAACCGTTTCGACGTTGGTTGCAGTTAGATTGTAAACTTGTGAACAACCCTTTACAATGGCTATTGC